CTTCGCTATCGCCTTAGAGATCAACCCCTTCTCAATCGCATCATTGACCGCTTCCTGGTTCGCGGGAATGATCACACTTGAATATTCAAGAAGCTCTGCTTCCTTGTAGTCATAGCCTAAGAACTTATTCTCTTTCTCAATCTTCTCTGTCACCGTAGGAATGAATCCGATTGACCATCCCAGGAGCTTCATCCTGTGAAGCATCCAGTTGTCGTTGATCAAATCCTTTAATGCCTGACTTGGCTCACCATCTGCGGTTGGAAGAAACTGTGTTCCGGCATAAAGCGACTTGCCGTCTTTCTTAAATCCGACATTTCTTCCAATAACGGGAAGCGGATTCATCCCGCCATAGTTATGACCATAGAGAACCGCAGGCTTTTTCTTGAAGTTCTTTGTGCTTATCCCATCGATCCGCACAATGTCCCCCATCCGGTCAACAACCTCTTTTGAGATTTTGTGCCAGATGATCCGCTTCTTCTCATCAATCGACTTAATTTCAAGATCGCCTGTATCTAGTGATTTTTTTATCTTTTCCATTTTAACCTCCAGGTAATTCTCCAACCTCCGGATAGGTCGCACATAAACAATTACATATATTTCCTGGGCTTCCTGCGGGATCGCCAGGATATTGAAGCTGTTCACCCATAACAATAAAAGACTCGTTCAATCCAACAACCTGACCATCTGCTGCCATGTGTTCCCTTCTTGACTTGGGAGCAAATGCGGACAGCCATCCTTTTTTCTCCACAAACTCAGATTGCTTATATCCCTCGACCTGGCCCCAATTCTCAACCTTTGCTGCCTCTGTTCTCGCCCAAAGCCGAGCGCGCCATGTAGCAAATTCATCAACCTGATGGGTAATGAGCTGCGTAAATTCTTCAACCGTCCAGCCCTCTTTTATTGCCCGTTGGAGGGTGCGGTAAATAATATCAATTAGCGTCTCATTGACTATCGTTCCAGAGTTGAAGACCATCTGCTCTAACATCTCCTCAAGCTCGGCAGAGAATTGAAACCCATCATCTTTAAAAACACTCTTCAATCCAAGGTCATATAAGAAACCCCTAGATGTTACCTTCCCAGCTTCTCCGGCCTTCGCAAAGGTCTCCCAATACCAGGGCTTGAAATCCTTGATATATTTATCCGTCTCTTCTCCAATCTCAATTAGCTTTGTTGGGGCAACCGAGGCCAAATCATCAACGCCCTTCAATCGCTCTCCGATCTCCCTTGCCTGACGTTTCATGTATTTAACCGCAATCGGGATATAAGCCTTCTCCTTCGCCTCGACACGCCTGACAAAATTCTCCCATAGCGCCTTTTTGCGGGCCTTCTCCTGCCAGAACGACTCTTTCTTAGTCTTGTGTGCCGAGAGTGATTTAGTGGTCTTCCTAGCCTCTGTGCCGATCGGAATTAAGCCCATTTTCATAAAATATTGATCTCCTCCCTCATAGGGATCATCGTCATAGAACTCACGCTTGATCTGGTTTGGGGTTTTTACCCCGCATTCAATCAACCTTTGCGCTATTGCTGATCGCCTCTCCTCATCCTCTTGAAGTATCTTAATATTTGAATAATCGAACTTGAACGAATATGCGTCATCAAAATGGGGGGCCAAATTAAGCGTCATCTTATCTGCAATCAAGTCCAGGATCGGCATGACACAATCTTCCCAGAACTTCTTGCTCTGCACTTCCATGTTGCTATAATTCGCATATTCCAGAAGCCCGACAATTGAGGGCGGTACGCTTCCTGGAAGGCAAGCCAACACCTCTTCCCTGTTCATTTTCCGCATCTCGATATACGAGGCGTCCTTCGGCGTCTTGCCAATTTCCTTTATGTCAGAGTCACCATAGATGTATCCCATTTTCCCCGCGTTCTTCGGCCCTTGATATAGCTCTTTCCAGTGTCGCTTAAATGTGTTTAAATCTTTCTCGCTTGGCTTCTCCGGAAACTTAAACACAAATGGAGGAACGGCATCGTTTTCAAAGAATTTCTTGTTATAAGCCATCGCGTTAAATTCAAGGATTGCCGTATTCTTCGCTGGTTGCATAGCCCCCATACCCCGGAAATAAGAATCCGGGTTGGGGAGCTTGAAGTGTATGATCTCTGATGGGTCAAGGTCTTTAGACTTATTCGTCTGGCTTGACGTGAACACATACTTTTCAATGAATTTGGTTGGATGATCCTTAATCTGGATTTGCTCAGGCTTTATCCACCATATCTCAACGGGCGGGTTAGACTCAGAGATGGGTTGCCCTCCCTGCGTCCCAACAAGGTTCCAGAAGTGATTGCCGGCAATTGACATATTTATAATCGTTATTTGAAGTAACTCCCTATAGGAGAGAAATGGGTTTGGACGCCTCAAAAGGAAATTTATATCTTCGCCAATAACCTCCTGCTGCTCTTCCCCTGCCTGCTCGTATATCCTCAGCGTCGGCTTGGGCGCTGCTATCGCCAGGGCCATCGCTCCAGCATAGAGCCAGGGAAGGTTATTAAAGGCATCTATGAAATCCTTGTAATCACCAGGCTTGCTTGACCCCGGATAATCCGAAGGATCGTTCTGGATCTCCGTCGTCATAAATCCAGCCGTCTTCTTAACGGAGCTTCCATAGCCCATCTTGGTTAGCCTCTTCTCTAAGAATTTATCTAATAGCCCCATCACATCACTCCAAAGCCACCTAGTTTTTTCTTACAATGCGTATAAATCCCGTATCGGATCGCATCCATAGCGTGGTTAAAGGCGTCGATAGGAACGGGGAGGTAATTGCCATCTTTATCTTGCTTCCTGGCATACGATCGCTGTTCTGTTGAAATATTCTCCGATCCGTCAATAATGTGAATCTTTAAGCTCTGCAAATAGTCGATCCCCGCCTTCACGCTATCCGGCCCTTTCTCACACGGCTTGACATTGAACCCCTCGCGATGTAGCTCCTCAATGGACTTGGGCTCTGCGGAATCTGCGTATATGTCGGCACTCTCATTGACGCCCTTATCTCTCATCATCTGGGCCAATGCCTGGTTGGTTAGCTCTCTCTTGTAAACAACCTCTTCAACCCAGAATTCATCCGCTTTGCGATATATGCGGATAAGAGCTGCCGGATCTACGCTGTAGCCGAAGTCAAGGCCATAGAATGTCTCGTCCAGGCTTTCGGGCATGGTCTCAACGTCAACAATATCCCAATCATAGATAACGCCCTCCAGCTCTCCCCATAGCCCCAGGAAGTTTATGTCATAGAGATTCTTGTTTATGTGCTCATAGCTCTTGAGAATGTCGATCTCTTCGGGCCGCGCCCAAGGATTATCGAATACGGTGTAGTGAATTTTATGGACCCCATTGCTGCCGTTCCTATTCTCGAAGAATCGCTTATACAGCCAGGATGTTTTGCCGATCGGATTAAAGTCTGTGATTATCTGACTAAATGAACTCTCCCCCCCCCTAATAATCATTCTTAACATATCGTAATCCAACGCCCTCATCTCCGTAGCCTCGTTCATCCATATGAAATCTACATCAGTCATAGATCGCGCCTTTTCATGGTCTGCTTTATTCTCCATACTAAGAAACACAATCTTTAGCCCCATAACCTGGGCCACATAATCACTCTTATTCAGCTTGAATTCGATCTTCTGCGCCTCGGCCCGCTTCTCCATTATCTCAAGCACAGACGCCTTAATCCTTGGGAGCGTCTTGCGGACAACAACCGCCTTGAGCTTCTTGCCCGGCTGGAGTCGTGGCTGGAGCAGGAGTTTATCCGCTATCGAGTAAGTCTTGCCGGCGTTCTTCCCGCCCCTCACACAGAGCTCGGGTGCTGTGCTTTGGAATAATTCTTGGTGCTTATGGTTAAGCACGGTGTTAAGATTTAGCTCCATTCTCATCCTTCGGTAAATATTTATCTGAAATGATCACCGCCTCAATCCTCCCCTTCACGTCCATGTCAACACTGGAAGGAAGCATCTTTGAATACATCTGATAAAAGTGACCCTGATTTCCTGGCTTTTTCGCCCAGGTGTAAAAACCATCAATGCCACCAAGCTTTTCAAACACGGCCTCAAAATTCTCTTTTATGTTTTTAGAAATCTTATCTTTCGACCCTTTTGGTCGACCAGGCCCAGGAATCGGCAACCGAGATGCCGGATTTGCTTTCTTCCCGCTTTGTTTAACCTGCTCGCTCATTTGCTTCCTATGATCACGGTAACGGTCTCATCCGCCCGATGAAGCCTGTTAATCTTATCTATCGTTTCATCGT